ACGTTGCTTTGTAGCTTCTAAGTTATCAATCCCAAATGCTACATAGTCTGTAAGCTGTTCAGGGCTTGTAGCTTCTAGCTTGGCATCTAAAATAGCACCTATGTTTTCTATCTTTGCTGTCTCTAGTTTTGTCTCGTATCTCTGTTGTAAGTTCATCTTATTTTCCTTTTTTAACTTTCTTTTGGAGTTGATCTACTGCACCTTGAAAATATGACTGTGGAAAGTCTGAGTATGTTTGTGCGTTGTAGTATGCTAGAAATTCGCCCTCGTTTGTATCAGTTGAATTAACTAAGCCTTGAAGCATTGCTCTCTGTTTGTCATTTACCTTATTAGATACTTCTTGATTTACATCATCACCAGTCTGCAACATTAAAACTTTAAGTAGTGCATTTTTAACCGCATAAGTAAGACATTTATTTGCACCTTTGTCGCTATTGTCTTCTGCGTGAGCTTCACTTCTAATCACTATCTCTGAGCCATCGTCAACATCAATAAAAGCTACGTCATAAAGTGCTTCCATTCGTATCTTCTTGCCACCGTTTTTTGTTGTTCCCTCGATTGAGATACCTTTATCTACTTGATGAGGCACTACGATAACACCAGCATCTACAAAGTGCTGTCTAACTACGCTTAATATTTTATCATGAGTTACAATTCTAAATGTGTTTTGTCCATACCCTAACTGACCGTCTTTTGTTACAAACTCTACTTTTTTCATTATTGAGTTTATCTTTTTATATATCCCTTTCGCTTCCATCTCTTATCCTTTTAAATATGTTTCTGTTGCTTTACTCGCTGTTTTCCAAATTTCCCACGCTGCTTCTCTGTTTAGCATAGTTCCGTTTATGTGTGTGTCGTAGTAAGCATCGAAATACTCTCTAAGTGTTAATTCATCCATCTGTTATCCTTTTAATTTACTCAACACATCATTATATGCGTCTATAGCACCTCTTGCGTAGAAGTTGTTTTCATTTTCTAAGTTTTTGATTGCAGTTTCTATGTAAAATATTAGGTCTTCGTTGCTCATCTATTTTCTCCGTAAGGTCTTTTACTTTCTAGGTATCTGTCTATATTGATTAAAACGGCTACTGTAAATATAAATATTGCAATTTCAATCATTACTTATCCTTTACGTCTGATTTGCATTGAGCTAAACACATACGAATATAACCGTCATAACTCATGCCTAACTTGTCGGCTCTTTTTTTGAGTTCAAGCTTTGTATTTTCTTTTATCTCTATTGAGAAACGCTTTGCCATCTTAATCTCCTTTTATAAATTCTTTAGCAATATCATCAAAAATAACTTGCTTCCCACCACTACTTTGTAAGGCTGTTATCCCTTTTGGCTTAAACGAGAAACCCTCTCCCTCCCCAAGTACCCACACGTGTTTATTTGCCATTTCTGAAAAATCATTAACGTCTAAGCATATTAATAATTGTCTAATAACCTCACATCCGTAAGCTGTGCCTTGTCTTTTTTCTAAATCTTTATTATATGTGTCAAGTGCTATTCCACCAATTCCTTGTGAGCCACCATCCTCATAATCTACAAAAATCCAAAAGTTCAAAATCCCTCTTTCTTTAATTTCAAGATTTGCTTTTGTTATGATTGCTAATTGCTTGTTCATCTTATCTCCTTTTGTTTACAGTAAGTTTACAGTAGATAATATAAAGTGTAGCTTTAATTAGAAAAGAATTACAGTATTTTTGCAGTATTGTTTATTTGTTGTAGATATAGCCCACTATGCTATAGGCTATGAGAAGTGATATTGTGATAGATGCGGTGAAGATGGCATCTATTGCTGTTTTCATGTTAGTACATAAATAATAGAAACGAAATTATGAAAGCAACGAGAAGAACAATAAACGCCCATTCTAATACTGCCTTGTCACTTTCACTTAGATTAAACATTATACAAATAATGCTCTGTTTTTCCAACCATCAAGATATTTTTCAAACTTTGGCTTATTTTCTGCAAGTTCTTTAAAGTGCTGTATTTCTTTTTTGTCATACATAATGTCGAAGTCTTGCTCGTTAAAGCTGTTTATCTTGCTTAGAGACTTAGAGCCTATGATTCCGTCAATCGTTGCTCCTACTACTGATTGTGCTAATTTAGTGGCTGTTTTCAATCCACCTACAATAGCCATAGCAAATATCTCATCTGCTATCTTTTGGCTTTTGACTTCATCAAGCTTTAAAGGCTTCCAATATTTAAAGTAATAGATTTTATTTACTCTTTCTATTGTCTCTTTATCATTAAAAAGCATAACAGACGCTCTTTTTATATCAGTACCACAAAGCACCACTAGACTAGAAATGAAGTCCCAGTTCACTTGAACAGGGTTTGCTTTTTGGTATATGCCTCCAAGCGTCCAGCCATCTTCGCCTGAATTATAATGAAGAAACAGTTTTGGATCATTACTAAACTCCAAGTGAAACACATTTTTAAGTGATATGTCTATGTCTGCCATTACTTATCCTTACTAAACATATCTTTAAGGCTATTAAGACTTCCACCGGCGAAGTAAAAACCTACTATTATCATCACGATACCACCTAGACTAAATGCAGTCACTAAAGCATATAATGGGTCTAATGAAATTGTAACTATTTCTAAAGGAACTTCAAGTTTTGCATTTGCTAGTACTTGCCTATATGTAGCTATCATATTAAAAATGGTGATCACTAGTCCTACAATAAAAGCTAGTCCAAATAACAGACTGTACCAAATAGCCAATATGCGTTGAGTTACCTTAAAGGGATGATATGCCTTAAGAGTCTCTATAAACTGCGTTGTAGCCTTTGCGTTGTAGTCTAGCTTCTCTTCATCTGTTAAGATTAACTTATCTCCTGACGATATGATTGCATCTGTTGCTTTTGATATCGTGTCTCCTGCTGAAAATATATTCCAAAAACCCATCTTTCTATCCTTGTATTAAAATTGAAACACCATAAAAAAAAGCATACACACTCATAGTAAATGTTGTTTTGTATAGTGAAATTTTTAAGTGATGATTTTTTACTAAGCGTTGGAGAGGTGCGTCTGTTTCCATATACACCTCTCTAAGCTCTGAATCTGTATTGTGGTATGTTTTGATATATTGAAATATCTTTATATTTTGCTCCGGAGTTATTCCACAGTAGGAAGTCATTTTATTCCGAGACTAAATAAGTAGGCTGTAGCAACTATAGACCCTGTTGCAGTTAATACAATTTTGCCTATCTCCCACAACCTACTATCCTTTTTTTCTATTGCCTTGTCTCTATCTTCAATCATTTTGCCCATTCTAACCATTTCATTATCTGTGATTTTATTAAGAACTGCGTTATGTTGTTCATCAGATTTTTTATCTCTATCTATCATCATTTTTGTTAGAGTTTCCACTTTGTCCTCCAATCCGTCCATACGCTTTCGACCTTTTTCAAAACCTATATCGACTTTATCATTTAGCTTAGTTTGCCCGTCCTTGAGATCTTCTAAGTCTTTTACTATCTCATCGTCTCTATCATGTAAACTCTTAACTGTATCTGTTTGCTTGATTTGACTGTCAAGCTGTTCGATTGCTGGTTCCACGTTTTAATCCTTTTCTTTTATTATATCACTTTTTTAAAAATTAAGCGGTTGTGCTATCTATTATTAGCCCAAGACTACTTAACCCGGTCAATAATCTTTCTAAAACTAAAGCTGTTTCAGTGCCTCTGCTTCCATATACTGTCGGCTGTGCCGCAGGAGCATTTCCATAAAAACCTACTCTATCAGTGAACATTGCCCTTGTCGTTATTTTATTACTAGCGTCTGTCCCACCAATGCTTGCATTTCCTACTGTATTTGCAGAAGCCCCAAAAGAGTTGCCGAATACATTGTTTCTAGTGTCTGATGCCATATAAATTGAATATGTTGTTAATGGTGCAGAATCATCGTATGGGTCTGCAAATACATTGCCAATGATGGTTGATTCTTGCATCTCTATTTGGATACAAGGCACGGTAGCAGTTTGAAGTGTTCTAAATACATTCCCGATGATGCTTAATGATTCTATTAGTGATGTAGAGTCAGAAGATATACTTTGTTCTGCCAAAGTATCTAATACATTGTTTGCTATTGTAATATATCTACATGAAGATGAGTCCATTTTTATCCCAACTCTACATCCCCATATATCATTGCCTATAATTTTCTCAGTCCAATTTGACATGAAGATTCCTGTATCAGAATCACCCACTGAACATCCTTGGATTAACCAATCAGGGGAGTTTAAATATACAGCAGTGTCATCACATTTCCAAAAAGTAGAACTTTTTACTTTTCCTGAGCCTCTTTTTAGTCCTGCTTTAATACCGTTCCCTGTGAAATATTTGACAATTACATTAGTTATTCTTAGATTAGTCTCTGTAATAGAAGTTGCGTCTGGTAATAATATTCCATCTGTTATAGTGGTTTGTCCTACTGCATAAGAGTTTCCGTTCAATTCTATATTCTTTAATATTCCTGATTCTACGTCAATATTGTAATGCAATAGATATGTAGAAGAAGTTCCCTCAAATAATCTAAGTTGAGTCCCACCCTCGGTTGAGGCTCCTATCATAGTATTTGTGTTTTCTCCTATTATTGAAACGGTTTTTCCTATTGTGAGTCCATTAACAATATAAATTCCTGCTGGTATAAATATTTCATTTGCTATATCAAAAACTTTCTGAATTGCTGTTGTTGTTATGTCTACTAATGGTATATTATTGTTATTGTAAGCCCCAAACCATAATACATTAACCGCTCCACTATATTGTCTAACCCAACAACCCAAACCTACACCGTTTCCTTGATTAGCTAAAGTTTGTCCAGGATCTATAATAGTTCCGCCATTAGCAGTTGATTTGTCTATTGTTGAGTCGTAGTTGAATAGACCACCTCCGCCATCGTTTTCAGCGTGGTAGCCTTTGACGTTTACCGAAAATGTTACAGAGGTATCAACTGACAATAAATCAGTCATTGTGTCTTTTATATCACCTTTATTTATTCTAGCGAACACCTCTGATGTAGTGCTTCCATCTTTTCCACATATTAAGCTCATTTTATTCTCCTAAACTTTTTTTGCAATGTTTTGATTCAATCTTTTTTAAAAACCAACAAACTGAATTATCAAACCAATTAGCTGTTCCGACTAATTGTTTTCTGTGTATATGTGAACTTACTGTCTCATCTTGAGAGCCATTCCACGCAATGACATTTAAGCCTTGGTCTAGCCAAAGAAGTATTCGCATAAATCTACTTCTTTTTTTTACATCATTATCAAATTTCTCATAAAGTTCTGATTTTTTCATCTAGACACCCCAATTAATATCTTCTAAGAGAGTGCCATTTGCTATAGCAGTATTCTCTGTAGTTCTAATGGAGCTAATCCATGAATTTGAATCTCTGACCGACTGTAAAGCCACTTCCTCATATACACTCAAAGTCTCACCTTGAAGCTGTTTATCTTGAATAGAGATTGCTATGCTCATCAGCTTTCTTTGTTTAAGAGGTGAATATTCGGCTTCTATTATTGAAGTTGCTTTTGCTGTGATAGTTGCTGCAATCTCTTGGGCTGTTGGAGGTGGTGGAGCTACATATTCAGCAATTGTCGCTGTTTCCAGATAGCTTCTTATCTCTTTATCAGAACTCTGGTCTGCTTCATCACTTTTGAATGTATAAGAGATCAATCCATATTGTGGATGTTCTATCTCTACATCAACTATTGTTTGTGCTTCATTTTTATATATTGCGTTTTTTATATTCATTTTATGTCCTTTAGGCTATGCGCAACCAGAGTGATACAGGATAATCGTTATAGGAGAACCCACCATTGGCGTAGGCTCCCATTAGCTTCCAAGTTCCAGATAAAAAAGGATGGTCATCTGTTCCCGGCTGATAGAGGTCTGGTGCAATAATGCTACCAGTAGTTGCAATAGCTCCCCTATATAAAATAGCACTTGGCTGCAAGGATGAGCCTGCTAAAGTTGAACCCATCGTATAGCCAGTGCTTATATCTGTTGCATGTTGTCTAGCTAAAACATAGGCTCCAACCGCTCCTGCTGTTGAATTAGCTATAGCTCCGCCTATTCCTGGTGCTCCACTAGCACCTGCTGCCATTGCTGCTAAGTTATCTCTCATTTGTTTAAATATTGAGCCTTTCCCCGGTTTCCCTGAATTAAAAAGCGAATCTGCTAAATCTACCCATGCCATATATTCTCCTTATATAAATAAATCGCCAGCTGTTAAGTCTGGGTTAAGTCCGTTATCGTCTGTAAAATACCAATAGTTATCTCTATACTCTTGTGAATCCGTGCTGTAATCAACTGCATCTTCTGGCGCTATGTATGCGTAGCTTAAATCCCTAAAGAATGAAGTCCTGACTCTCAACTCAAACCTATGTGATTTTTCTTTCTGCTTGCTCTCCGTAACATAATATCTGTTATATTGGGGCTCTCCCTCTACATCTAAAATAAGCCTTGTTTTAATATCTACATAGTCACCTATTTCTAACTTGTCGTTTGCGTCTACATCAAAAGTGAGTGTTACCGGTGCATCTTTTGAGTATTCCATTATTAAATTGCTAAACTCAACAACTCTTGTTTGTGAAGAAAACCATCTTGAACTTATATGCTTTATTTTAATATCACCATATAGGTCGTCACTCTCTTCTTCTAGAAATGCTGTTACATGAGTTTGTTTAAAATCTTCACTATCTTTAACATCTGACCAATCATACGGAGCGTAAGATACCCACATTTCAGTTAGTCTTTCGTCATCATTTCTTTTTATTTTCATGCTATCGGCTATTATGTGTTCATCATCATTATATTGAGGAATATCCGCTGTTGGATATACGGGAGCAATAGCTTTTAATTTAATCTTTTTAGATAGTGAATCAGCCCATAATAGTATTGTTGATTGATAAGTAATTTCATCAATTAAAGTTCCCACTCCTGTGGGCTTTGATAATATTGTATAGTGATTTACATCTTGAAGATAGTTGGCCTTTTCATCATCCCACTCATCTGGGCTTGATGGGTTATCGTTATATGGAAGCCATGAGGTGTCTATGTCTGCATAAGTATTTAATAATTCATATATAATATCTACGCAATTATCATTAAAGACTTTACACTCTTGAACTGTGTCCTCTTCGCTTTGTGATTTTGCTTCTGTGCCATACTGACCACGGACAATAGTCATAACGTCACCGCTACGAGTGAAGTCCATTATCTCACTACCACATCTAATAAGACCACTTGCACTATATTCTGTGTCGCCTATGCCTATAGGTGTTAGCGTTAATGATGTTTCTATGTCTGTAATATCTGCTAATAAAACACCTGTTGATAGAATAGGGCATTGTGAACTTTTATTGTCTATCTTTTTTAGCATATCCACAAATGATACTTTTACTAATCCATTAGAGTCAACACCATCAAAGCTATCTATTAAATACTCTCTTGACTCAAAATTATTGAGACTGAAAGTGTCGCCCTCATAACCCTCTAAAATTTCAATAGTTCTACCTACGAAATATTTATCACGGGCTATTAATTTAGCAAGAAATGTTCCTTGGTTTGTGTCATAGCTTCTTTCTGATTGATAAGGATCAATTCCTATATCATCATGCTTAAAGTCTCTTAGTGTCATGCTACCTTTTGCGCGATATCCAAGACCTTTCCCAAAAGTAACACGGTTTGAAGAAGAAGTTACTTTTACTAAAGATGGGAACATTATTTCGCCTATTGGGACATTTGCGTGTTCGTCTATAAAAGTATGAGCGACTGTAGTTGCCGAGAAGTTAGCTGAATCCCTACAGGTTTGTCGTGTGTTATAACAAGGTGTACCTGTAGCATAGCAGCTTCCGCACTCAATTGGAGTATCACACGTTTTATTACCAAAGACAGAGTCACAGTTACCGCTTCCAAAAGTCAAAGAACACACGCTGAGTGATGGCTTACATATCGTTAATGGTTTTCTTCCTAGTTCGTCTTTTAGAGTGTCGTAGCTCATAATTTATGCCACGCTTTTCCAGATATTTTCAAAGACATTAAATTTTTACTGCTTTGTGTAGTTGTAGTTTTTGTGTTATCTAGCATTATAAAAACCGCTTCATCCGGATAAACATCATTGTTCCACGAAAAGAAAAGAGGGTTTACTTCTGAATGTGCAAGTAAATCTATCCAATTATTTCTAACCCAACTTGACGATAATTGACTAATTGATGCTTCTAGTTTTGCTTCATTCCTGATAATAGAGCTTCCTAGAGGCAAACCACCATCTGCGATATTTACTAAGTTTTTATTTGTAGTATTTAAATGAGGTGGGATAAATCCACTTGACAACCCTCTTTCTATTTCTAAATATTGCCCTATTGAAACGATACCAAGTGAACATATTTCTGATGGCGAATCGACTTCAATTCTAAAGTAGCGTTTATTTACTGATGTAAAAGTTTTAAATATTACTTCGCTATCTGACTTTGAAAGGCTTGTGGTCAAATCAGTCCATCCTGTAATTCCATCATCTGACCATTGAAGCTTAACCGTTGCGCTTTTCTCTGTTAGGTCATGACTAAACACTCCGAAATAATCTACATCTACAAGTTCACTAGCGTCAATGTTTATATACTGCGCACCTGTTAAGCCAGACTTATACCATCTTGAAGGCTTCCAATTTGTAAGGTTTGAAACTGGAAAAGATGCGTTTTCGCTTGTTGCTGTAACCGTTCCTGTTGTTAAAATGTTATTGTATGCAAAAATAGGCTTACTCATGATGCAATCACCAAGCTTAATCCCATATCTCCAGACTCTTCTTGTATTCGCTCAATTAACTCTCTAACGCTATCTGTACTCATTGTCGCATCCTCTGGCATATTTATAGTTACTTCTTTCACTGTTTGCACTTCACCTACTGCTGAAACACCTATATCAGACGGAACTGTTCCCATTGTAGTTGACATTCCACCGCTAGGCGTAGGTGTTGAAGTTGAACCTCCTCCACCGAATGAAGCTGAACTAATGGCTGCGATTTGAGCTAAACCTGCTGCAGCTGCTAATCCCCCCATAACGAAAGATAAAGGCGCTGGATATGCTTCGAAAGTCTTCATAACTGATGCAGGAAGTTGCACGGCTGCGTTTGCTAATGCTGCAGCTTTATTGATTTGGAACATTGTTTTATTTTGATTTGCCATTCCTGCCGTCATTGTCACCATGTCGCCTAGAACTTGTTTTGTTTGGTCTGATGATGATTTAGAAGAAAATTTCTCTCTTGCTGACATTCCTTGAATGCTAATATCTGTTAATGCGTTTTGATATTGTGCAGCCAACTCTAGCATTATTGTGTTTTTTTCTTCCTCTGATATAATACTTGCATTAAAAGCTTCTTCTAGCATTAATACTTCGTTTTCTGCTCTGTTGTTTAAAAGTTCCTCTTCAGTAAGAAGTGACTCTCTAAGTGCTTCAGTTTTTAATAGTAAGTTTTCAATATAATTTACTTGGAGTTGATCTTCTGCTTCAATCCTCGCATAATACGCTTCTATATGAGCGTTTGCTTCGTCTCTAGGATCAATTTTTTCTGCAATTTCTTCTTTTGTTAACTCTTTAGGTTTTTCAGTTTTTATTGGTGCACTTGCTGCGATATCTGCTTGTTTTGCCTTTTCTTCTGTGATTAGCTTTTCTAATTCTAATATATACCATTTTTGATTGGCTACATCTTGGGCGAATTGTTTTTCATTTTCATACCAAGCTACACCCTCATCAGTTAATTCTTTTAATTTAGTTTTTGCATCATTTAATTGCATTTCCCAAATCTTAACGCCTGATTTCTTTGAAATATCACTAATGGTGTTAACTGTATTATTCCACTCTATTAACTTTTGATTTAAATCGTCAAGTATTCCACTTGCCCCACTAAAAGCACCTGATAGAATATCTGTAGCACCTGTCGCTTCATTAAGTGTACCAATAAATACCATGAAAGAGTTATCTATTTGCGTAAGTGATTGAGAGACAGTCATTGTCATTTGTCCGAACTCTGCACCAACTGTATCAGTTTGTGACTTAATGGCGTTTATAAGCGCTTCTGAGGTGATTTTCCCCTCTGCTGCGTACTTTCTTAAATCTCCGTAAGCGATACCCATTCCGTCTGATATCATACGTGCTAGTCTTGGAGTTTGTTCAAGTACCGAATTAAGCTCTTCCCCTCTTAGTTGACCACTTGCGAAACCTTGTCCTAATTGAACTAAAGCTGCGTTCATTGATTCGGTACTTCCGCCTGAGATAATAAGTGATTTTGATATATTGTCTGTAACTAATAGCAGTTCTTCTGTGGATAGTCCTAACTCTTGAGTGCTTCGTGCCATTCGTGAATACAAATCAACCGTATCTTCAAAACCGACTCTTGACTCTTGGGCTATGTCGAAAAGTGCTTTTTGTACTTCTACTAACTCGCCAGATGATTTTGTTACTAACTTTAGTTTGGAGTTTACTAGAGTCATTGTGTCACTATATCTTATGACTTCACGAATAGCCATAGAAGCAACAATTGCAGTAAATACGGTAGGAAGTTTTTTAAGTGAGGATTCTGTTTTTTTACCTGTACCTTCTAATTTTCTTAGTGCTACATCTGCTTTCTTTAAATCTTTAGTGTCAATAGCAATTCTGAGTGAAGCTAATTCAGTCATTAAAAAACCCTTTTTGTTTTAGGTATTATAGCATAAAAGGAGGCTCACATTCTTTGTCTTTTGCTTTGTGTAGAGAATCGCAATAAGCACTACTCAGTCTCATTAATGCTTTTATCTCAATATACGATATTTCAATACCGCTTAGATTTTTCCATGATTCTAATATTTGGAAGTCAATAGGTACAAAATTGCCATCTTTAAACTGACCATAGCCTATGTCTGAGAGGTGTCTTAATAGATATATACTGCTATCGTGTATTTTAGGATAGTGAGGTTTTTCGCCTACGAGTTGTAAACGCACAGCCCTTGACATTTCAGCATCTTTCGGAGTTTGCTGATAATAGGCTGTTTGTCTAAGATATAATTCTAATTCTTCTAATCTTTCAAAAAAAAATTAGATTTATTGATAATGAAAGAACTTATTTGGTCTTTGATCCATCCACATTCTGAGAGTATCTTTTTGATATTTTCTTTATTGCTTTTTAGTTCTTTACCATCAATCATAACACCACTAAAAGATTTAACACTTGTTACGATTATACTCAATTCATCATCTTCCAACTCTTCACGAGATGGCTTTTCTTCTTGACTCATACGCTTTAGCATTAAATCATTTGTCATTTGTCTATACTCTTTTGAATCAGAGCCGATAACATTAAAAGTAACACCTATGTCTTTTAAGACAGGATGAATAATAGTAACTGTAGCCTCATCGAGAGGCTTTAGTGATGATAGTTCTATCAAACGGTTACTCTTGCACCATTAAAGGTAATTTGTGAACTCACTGAGATTACAGAGCCACCTGTTACTGTAGGTTTAAAACTGAATACTTTTCCAATATTATAATCTACAACACCATCATTTCTGTCTATTTTAAAAGAAATGTCACCATCATCTTCACTTGCAGCCAAAAGGATAACTTGCCCCGCATCTGCCGGAACACTACCGATTGTTAATGGAAGTCCACCCTCTCTATAATTACCCTTGATTGACTCTACAATACGAGTGTCAATAGGTGCATGATCGATACTTTCATACTCTCTACCATACTCGCCAATCTCTGTGACTTCTTTTACAAGCGTCCAAGATAAAGCCTCAAATCCAGCTTGATCGTGTGTTGCTGGAAGTGATGCACTTGCGTACAGTTTCGAGCCTGAGCCTGATACTACGTCTGCCATAATTTCTCCTTATTTTGTGTTTAAATCATAGTATTATAACATAAATTTAGCTATACACCACTAAACCGATTGACACCGCTCGCACCTCTCTATCTCCATCAACTCCAAGGTTTGCAATAGTCGGTGTTTTTTCTACTCTTATCTTCACGCCGTTTTTCTCTAAGACTAAGCCTCTATTGAAATGACTTACGATATCACTTGCTTTAGTTTCAACTTTATAAGTACCTTTTTGCGATGGGTAATAAAGCGTTATTTGTAATATAAAATCACTCTTAGAGCTATCGCTATATGATATAGTGAAGTCGTCAACTGCACCACTCATTAAAAATACTGACTGATATTCTGCTAAACTGTCTGGAGTAAATGATTTCCCCTCATAGTTGGTATCTATATTATTTGCTATTGTCTCTAAATGTATTCTTGTTGCAACTCTTATCGTGTTTAAATATGCACTCATCTTGCTTTCCTTATAAGGATTTATTGCCATATTATAGCTAAGTTATGTTATAATGTACTTCTAATCTTTGAGGGGTTGCTCCCTCATATTCATTGAAGATTAGAAATTAGATTAGGAACTTCAAATGGAAACTACAAACAACATATATTATATTTATAAACATACATTTAAAAACAACACTATCTATATTGGAAAAGGTAAAAACAAAAGAGCATTTTCTATGGATAGAAAAAAGAGTCCTTATTGGTGGAATGTGTTTCTAAAGCACGGCACTCCAACTGTTGAAATACTTTTAAAGAATCTATCTGAACAAAACGCCTTTATAGAAGAAATTAATATTATTTCAGATTATAAATTAAAAGGTTTTAAGCTCTGCAATATGACAAACGGTGGGGAAGGACAAAGTGGTGCTATTGTTAGCGATGAAACAAGAAAGAAACTGTCTAATAAACTAAAAGGCGATAAACATCCAATGTACGGGAAACATCATTCATTAAAAGTTAGGAAAAAGATGTCTGACGCAAGAGTAGGAAGATTTAAGGGCGAAAACTGTCCTAGTTTCGGTAAAAAAAGAACTGATGAAAACAAAAAGAAAATATCAAATAGTAGAAAAGGTAAATGTGTTGGTACTGAGCATCATTTGTATGGTAAACACCATAGTGATGAAACAAAAGAAAGAATATCTAAATCGAAACAAGGTCAAAGACTTGGAATACCAAGAACAAAAGAGACTAAAAGAAAAATAAATATGGCAAATAATATTAATAACAAATCTGGGAAAACAGGTGTTTCTTTTGATAAAAGTAGAAATAAGTGGGCTTCTAATATAAAAGTTGATGGAGTATTGTATAGACTTGGTAGATTTGATAAAATTGAAGATGCTATTAATGCAAGAATTGACGCAGAAAATAAATATCTTATCTAGCTTTTCTGGCTTCTTTATCTACCCAAGTTTGGAAACGTGCTATGTTTAAACGCACAAAGCCAGAGGGGGCTTGCTTGCTCCATCCATACTCTAAACGCTTGATGTACGGTAAGTTTGACGTAAGAGAAATCATATCCCCTAATTTATATTCGTTTGCTTTTGAAGTAGCTTTACTAATAGTTACGTTGCCACTCCTATCTAATGTATTTGAAACTTCATCACTAAACTTATTGATTGCTGGTAAAAACGAACCTCTAGCACGTCCTGTGTCTATTGGTACGCCTTTAATAATATCCGTTGATAATCCGATAAAGACTTTCTTGACTACTGTCTCCATCTTCTTTTCAGTTAATTTACTAAACTTGGATAAATCTAGTGCGAAACTCATTAGCTTACACTACACACAAAACGATGCCCGAAAGCACCTTTTCCAGCTAAATAAGGAATATCTTTTAAATAGGTATATGTCACATCGTTAAATGTGATTTTTTCGCCTATATTAATAGTTACTTCTAAATCTCTGAGTTGCTTTGTAGAAGCCATAAATATAACATTAGTTTCTACGACTAAACCGCTTGATATCCATTCTTGCTTCGCCTCTAAAGGTAAAACAGAAATAGTATATGGCGTTTCGATAGGGTCTGATGTTTGACCTGTATCATCGTCATAAATACCATCTGTTATATCGATATATGTTGCTGGTCCACCCTCTTCTAAAAGGGCTTCTAGTAAATCAATTTCCGCTTCATCATGGGATAATGCTTGACTCATATTACGACCTTACAACGCTGTGTGAATATTGATTACCATTAGATATATAAGGCTTTAGTAGATTATATACATTTGCATAATTTATCTGTTCGTCTGAATATTCACTGAATTTCTTAGTTATCGGTCCAACAGTTTTTTCGATTACTCTTTGACCAACATCAGATAATAGATCACCTCCAATAGCTCGTAAAGCTAATTCGCAAACTGCGTTTTGAAGTGCAACTGGGTAGATAGTCTCTCCATCTAATAAACGAGGCATTGTTAGTGCTTGTGTATCGTTGAGAGTAGTTCCTACCCAAGATTGACCATATACAGATTCCATATAATCCATTGCTAAGTAGATATAAGCTTCTTTTTGAGCGTTATCACCCGTCCAAGAAGTGTTATTTCTTTTTAGGAAATAAGCATCTATAAAAGCAACATCAGCATAAGTGTCTGAGTTAGATAATCCTGTGCCATCTTCTATAATCATCTAATTACCTTTAGTATTCCAAGAGAACCGCAGTTAAGCCTGTTCCGCCTGTAATCTCAATAGTTCCAGCAAGATACTTTTCAATAGTGCTTGTTCTAATAACCACCATTTCACCTATTGCTATTGAACCTACTGCGTAACCAGAGGAAATGTCAATGTTGCCTACACCGCTAACAGGAACAGTTGTTGCACCGTCACCGTCTATGATTGGAGTCAAAGCTCCTGCTGTGCCGTTAAGTAGAGATAAATACTGATTTCCACCGCTTGAATAAGCGAAAGTATCAGAACTTCCGTCTAGTGTAGTCTCTGTAACTGTTACCGCTCCAGTGCCTTGTGCATTTGTTGCTACGATTGTTGCCATGATTTAGCTCCTAATCTCTACTAGAGTCTTTTTTATCATTAATTTCTTTAGTAGCTTTTGGTTTTTCTTTTGTGTATTTCCCCGTTGCTAACCAATCTTTAACGTCAATAGCGTGAGGAACTTTGTGTTCCTTTCCGCTTTTTTTATCATATAGTTTCATTATCTACACCTTGCTTACAAATGCTGTATAAGTTACCGCTGTTGCAGTTGTTCCCTCTTTAGTAGCTGTTACTCTAAAGTAGTCAGCACCAGTTGTTAAACGCTCTAATTGCTCAGAAGTGAAACCGATTTGATATTGACCAGCTGTTGCAGGAAGCGTTGTTAATTCGCCTAGTGATACATATGTACCAGCTACTGCATCAGAAACCTCAACTTGTAGTGTGTAATAGTTTGAACTATCAACCGTACCAGTTGTTACACTTGTGTTAATTACTGCTACATAACTAGCTGAACCTAAGTTTTGACCAACAATGTTAGCACCCGTACATGAAGCAGTTGCACCAACTACCTCATCCTCTGCGATTAATCCTAATGAATCAAAAGTTTTATTTGCCATTTTCTATCTCCTGTTAAGCAGTTGCTGCTGCATCTGTAATGTTTTTAAGTCTAGCTGCTGAACGTGGAGCAAAAACACCCATTCCGCTATACCATTCTACACGAGTTCTAAGTGCTGGTTTCGTTTCAAGTTCACCAATGTCACGAACATCCATTCCACCATTTTCAAGACCTGATACTTCACCTTCACCAAGTGCAACAATATAAATAGATGTTGTTGTTCCTGTTTCAGTATATCCAAGAATATCATCGTTGTTGTTGTCTTTGTCAGCGATAAGAATTGGAATATCATTGTATGTTGTAACTTGACGACCAAATTCATCAATAGTATAAGAAATGTTTCCACCAACCGCTGCTGTTCTAGCTGCAACCGTTAAGCGTCTACGAACCGACTTACTCATGATAATATAGTTTGCACCGTCAACTGCATCAATGGCTTCATCAAGTTTAGCTAAAGAAAGTCCTGCACCTGTAGCGTGATTAGCAATTAAAGCATCACCTGTTAAACGAACTTGAAGACCATCAAACTCACGAGGCTCTGACTCATTATCACCTTTAATGAAAGATTTAGTCCATGCTAGTGATAGGGCTTTAATTTTCATTCCCTCTTGTACTGCTCTTTGGTCTGCTCCCATTGTATCAACGATAAATTTATCAACATCTAAATCACCACCAGCAATTGTTAGTGCTTCTACTTTAGGGTTGATAATACCTGTTGACTCTGTATAAGATTCATTTACACCACGAAAACCAATTCCGGGCAATGTTTCTTCTACATTATACTTTAGTGAATTTCCTTGAATACCTGTAAACGGTAAAACTCTTAAAATATCAGAAGTTTCTGCAAACTTTTCTAATACACCTTGTCTATATACATCACCGCTATTTTGTTTAGCAGCTTCAAGTAATGTTAATGCCATTATTTAAATCCTTCTTATTTAGCTTGGTTTCTTCCATGCTTCATTTTTTCACCAGCGCTCATCTTAGATACATCTACATGATGATCGCCACCTCTATTTCCACTAGCTCCGCCACCTGAATTATCAGCAGCACCGATATAGTGCTTTCCGGCTTCGCCTGACCATGTTGTCATAAATTCAGATAGAGGCTGTTCGCCAACTACTGCTTTATTGTCCACGATTGTAACTTGCCCTTTTAATAGTGCTTTTGCAGCATCCATAAAGTGAGGCAATACACCGACTTTAGCTAAACTATCTGTTAAGCCACCATCTACGATAACATTGTGAAGATTAGTATTTAATCCGCTGTTTGACTCTGTAAGTTTTGCAATATCTTTGTCACGGTTTTTTAAATCGTGTTCCGTTTTCTTGCTAGACTCTTTTAAGTCGTCAAATTTGTCTTGCAACTCATAATATTTTGTTGAGTCAATGTCACTGTCGCGATTTTTCTTCCGCTCTTGTTTCATCTCGTCTAATATTTCTGCGTTCTTTTTAGCAAGTGACGCGTTTCCAGCTTTTAATTCTACAATCTCAGATTGAGCTTCTTCTAATGTCATGTTTTTTCCTCAGGAATAATGTTGGCATTACTCAGTAATAACCACTATGACTATTATAACATAATCTTAGAGAATAATAAAACTTGATATATTTTTATATAAATATTGATATTAATTAGTATTAAAAGAATTTGTAAATTTATTGTCTATATTATTTAATATGATTTTACACACTTCAATTTTTCTGATACACTTATTATGTACTGAAATAAATCTAACAAAAGGAGATGAATGTATAAGGACTATGGACTGACTAACAGAGAGTGGAGTAAGATTAAAGAGGAAGTGATAGACAAAGAGTTAAAGAGTGTTCAAGTAAAGAAGAAATACAATCTTGATTCTAAGCAGATATGGTTTCTATATAATAAGCTACTTCAAGAGAAATACAACCACTTATACAAAAGAGATAAGTTAGTAAATCCTAAAGTCGGGGATTTCGTTTACTGCGATTATGATGGATTTGGAAGAGGTGTCATACATAGCTTTTCATTAGATAAGTCAATAATGATAGTTAAGTTTGACAAAAGAGAATTAACGACATTCTGCGATAGTAAGCTGATGGTTACTGTTTTTGATAATGTAAAGAGAAAAATTACAAGGGTATAAAGATGAATGATTTTTACGCTTATGTTGAGCTAAGTTATATATTTATGATGATAGTTACTGCACTTAATGCAATCACGAGAAAGCTAGATAGCGATGATTATCGATACTTAGTTATCGCACCAATTACAGCGTTTATATTGATAGTGACATTCCCTATTAAAGTTATTGCTGATATTAGAACTTATTTTATAAAGCTAAAAGATATTAATTATACTTCTCTTTGAGTTCCTTTAGCGAAAGCGTTCTCCCTCTTTGGTTAATCAGATTACTCATAGTGATTTTACCATCGAGGAACATATCTGCACGACCTTTCCCTAATAAATCATTTATGAATGTCTTATTTTTAGTTTTTAGCCACGAATTAAACGACAAATCGCTACTCACTTGACCATCTAATGAACTTTGCGTACCTTTTGGAATTTCATCAATATCTATTCCAAGCTCTCTGAATGATTTTAGTACAGGCAAAACAGTACTTCTACAACGCCAATGAGTTTGGTGTGGTGGCTCTCTGAATGGGAAACTGTGCCCTATTGGTTTTTTATCAGTCGTCCATGTCTTGCGAGAATATGCTTTACAGAAGTCACTTGTGCGTTGATCCAAAACGGCTAAGTATTCCCACTTTTTTATAACATCGTCATTATCTTCATACGTCATCATTCTAGCTTGATTAGCGACTGTATTGGCTGATGTGATAGTGATTGTCTCTGCGTGACGTTTCGATACTCCTAGTGTGTTCTCTACTCGTTTAGATAGTGTGTAATTATCCTCACCAATAGATACGCCTAGTTTGATGGCTTTATCTAAATCGTTTTGCATTGACTTTTCTAGTGATTTGTAATATTCTCCAATCGTTGCTCCTTGTAAAAGAGTAGTTTTATATATATTCTCTAGTGCTTTATCTGATGGAATACGTTTCATTATTTCAACACCAGCAATTGCATTTAGTGAAGATACTGTGTAACTTGCTTCTATTTTAGCTAAATCGTCTAACTCTTCTTGAACAAAATCAATATCTGGTGCAACTCTACTTTTGAGTTCTGCAATTACTAATCTCATGTTTTTAAGCTCTATATGAGAGGCGGTTTTAATAGCTATGCTAATATCTTCAATGATATTTGTATATGCTCTTGCTACATCCTTTGATAAGTTATTACTAACTCTCTGCAAAATAAGGCTTCTTGTGATGGCAAGGTCTGCGAGGATATCGGTGATATTAGCCATAAATCAATCTACCGATATTAAATTCATATTCATATAATCAACTGTTAGATTGCTTGTTTCGTTTACATTAGCTATCCAAAATTCAATATAATCATTTTCTTCCAACTCTGGCATACAACTTAACGGAATATTTCCAACTCGCGTTCCTACTCCGACCTGTTGCTGTTCACTTGGTGCTGTTGTTACACCATTAATAGCGAATCTTGCTCTAACTGTTTGGTTATTTCCTACAGATGTAACACTACACACAACGTCTACTTTAAATCTTCTTTTCTCTTTTCCTGTATAAAGAAATCTATTGTTGCCTACTATCGTAAAATCTGCTGATGTTGTTACTCCCGTTATTGTTCCTGCAACTTTCACAAAAACCCCAGCTGTTGTGATTGTTGTTTCTGCTGATGCTGATAAGTATTCACAAGCGTAAGAGGGCGGTCTTGTGCCTTTCCCTGTTGATTCATCTTCTAATATGAATCTAGGTCTTTCGTCTTGAATAGCCTCTATATTTGTGCTGTCTCCCTTAATAATAAAACGAGCAGCCTTATATAAGCCAGAAATTGCTTGACCTTGAAAAATACTATAATCTACCGGAGCTTCTTCTGCTTGTGATTGTGAGTCGTAAACAGTAGAGCCGTAAATAAGAAAAAATAAGTTCTCTTCTTTTGGGCTTCTCAATAGCGTGTGTGATACATATTTATTAGTAGGTAATGCGACTGTATCTGTGCCATCATCATAATATTTAGGAATTATTAAAGTTGATCTGTTTTGAACTGTTGGTATTCCACCTACATGGTAAACTCTCGATACTTCTATATTCGCGGTAGTTGCAAATGAAATACGTCTTCTTTGTGCATTATAAAAAATCCCACTTTCTTGGTCTATTTGTAAAGGTACGCTTGTGTTTTCAGAGTATGTTCCACCCTCTGTATATAAAACGCCTATTGATTGTTCTATCCATTGTCTTTCATTATATCCCTCTTGACCTATTGCGAAAGTTAATTGTATTGGTTCTTGCAAATCACTTCCTGGCCCACTTTGTCCCTGCAAAGCTTGAAGTCGTGCCAAAGGAAGTATTGTCTTTGTTTCTTCGTCTGTGAATTTGTCATCACTAAACAAGATTGATGTAGAGTCAACGCCAACCCATGTAGAACTGTCTCCTGCTGCAATAGTTGGGATTATAGCTGTTCCACCTGTGTAATTGTAGTGAGCGCCTTGAATGAAATAATCAAAGCTGATAATATCTATCTTTGTTGTATCAGCATTAAGAGATACGATATCGTCAATAGGTACCACACCTGTTAAATCAGTTTGATCTCCGACTTTATTAGCAAATTCTTCATCACTAAGTGGTGTTGTGTCTGTTAGGTCGTGTACTGTGCCATCTTCATCTATTTGCTTTAGGTGCTTATCATCTTCATCGACATATATAATAACTTTACCACCCGGTGGTGATGTCGGTTCTCCAATTGTGCTAAATCTTGCTGTACTCATTTAATGCTCCAATATTAATCTGCCATCAATTAGCAGTTCGCTTTCAATATCAATTCCGCCCATTACAATCATTTGCTGATTATATGGTATCTCAATTGCTTTATCTATAAAATCGTAAGAAAAATTATCTGGTGTATATCCACCGCCACCTTGTATTATCTTTTGCTTAGGCATTTTAACACGTTTAACACTTCCATCGCTGAATGTTAGCACTAGGAAGTCATTTACTATCTTTGCATCTGTTATTGATACGCCCACAAGACCAATAGGTCCACTATTCCCTTGAATCCCTCTAGGACCAACTAAATCATCTTTATTATCATTAAGCCACGAGCTAACCATTTCTTCTACAAGGTCCAGTGAAACACTTTCACCTCTAGGACCTTGTGGACCATCTTTAGGAATAGGAATATTATCTAATTCTTGGACCACTACATTTAATAGGTCAGTCTTTATTTTCTCTACTTCTAAATCACGCTTCTTCACAAGTTTATTAATCTGCGCTGTGATTAAACCATTCGCTACTTTAGAATCAAAATCAACACCGTCTTTCCCGTCTTTGATTTCTATCTTAGATATTTCATCTTTAATTGTTTTATCTATCTGCACATTGAAGTGGTCCACTCTTTCATGGAGTAGCTTTATCTCTTTGGCATATTCGTTCTGAAAGTAATTAATCTCTTTCTTTATGCTATCATTATCACCCTCTAAATCATTAACACGTTGATTTAATGCACTTAATCCTTGAATGAGGGTTGAGAATAATTCGGAGTTATCAGCCATTTTTCTTTTCAGCAAATGAAGTTACAATTATTATAGGTGCTGAGTCCATATCTAATTTTAATGTTAAAGATTGAACATTTTTAGGGATTTCAATATGCTTGCTTAGTAAATCAAATAATTCTTTTGCCTCTGCTATACTGCTCATCTCTTTTGACATCTTTAAATCCTTTATGTTTGTATGGATATCTATTTCAAGCATATCTACTTTCATCTTATTCGCCCAACCCTATCATGGATTTTATGCTAGAAAGTGTGCTTTTATCTTCTGTTTTGTTTACTGATTTAATAGGACTCACACTCAAATCTGGTGTCTCTTCATCTAGTTGAGTTTGATGCTCGTCAAAGGTTTTATCTTCTTTGATGATTTCGCCCTCTTTGTAAGCGTTGAATAGATCTTCTTTAGTGAGGTTTCCTGACATTTGGACTGTGTTTAGTGCTAAGATTCGTTGTGCGTCCATCTCTGTTAGGTTATAGTCTCTGTTAAGCTTATAAGACACTTCACCACTTGCACCCAACCATTCAGCCATAATCTCTAAAGCTTTTGTAATACCTCTTGAGCAAGTATCGGCTATTGAAATAAGAGTTGCGCGTTCACCGCTTGATCTCATAGCAACTGTGTTTTCTGCTTCTGCTGTTTTCTTATCACCTTGAAGCATATTTGCACCTAGAATAACCATGCTTTCTTTTAACTTCTCTTTTTCTCTTTCAAGCGTTCCTAACCCGTCACCTTGAAATTCTAAGTATTCTAGTTTTGCTGATGGGTCTGGGAACATATGAAATGATGTTGAGCCTACCTTTATTGTTTCGTCTGTACCCATCTGAACACCGCTACCGTATGGAGTAGGAAGTGCTGTAAAGTGCATACCATGATAATAGTCTACATTTGTCTTAAAGTGAGTAAGATTAACATCTGCTAGGTCAAATAAAGGTGATTTAGCAGGGTTTATCTCTAGTGAAGTTGGAGTGATTGAAACAAAAGGGATATAAGTTAATGTATTTCCTTTCATTCTAGGTTGGTACTGCTCTCCGCTTTGAGCATAAGTTACTTTTGAGCCTTGTTTGACTTCTTCGTAAATAGTTTGAGTATAGATGTTGTCTACTAGATGGAGCACTCTGTAAAATGTTTGAGGCTTATTTGTGAACATATCTTCCCATACATCTTTAGACTCTTTTAGTACCACCATAGACAACACTTGTTCATTGTTGATTGTTTCATGCTTCCAGTTGATTATGTTTTCTGTTGAATACATTTTCACAAACGGTCTAAGATTGAGTGCTTCTGCTTCGGCTTCTGTCATTCCAGTAACGTCTGCATTTGGAGCATCAACTAATAGTCCAACACGACCAACGGTTTCAACTTCTTCCACCGTCTCTTGTGCTAGGTCTAAGAGTGGTTTTCCTTGTGCGTCAATATTGTCGAATAAATCTTCTAATGGCTTTGGAGCGGTTTTGGTAGGTTGCTTACTAAAGATAAGACCTGTTAAGCCATCTAGTGTGCGTTGTGTGTAGTTTTCATACGATGGACGATTAACCATAGCAGTATAAGCGGTTTTATCTTGACCATCAAGCATTGGAACATAGCCACCATCTTTAATAGCGATACTTCCCTCAACTGAGTCTCTAAGAAATTTCCATATTTCTGTATTTTTGGTGTATAGTGGGTGAAGTGTATCTACCATGAACGCTCACTTGTATTGTTTTAGGTATTATAGCATAGTTTTACTTGATTAATAATTCCTTTTTAATAGCATATCCGAACCCACTAAAAGCCACACCTAGTCTAGTAGTTACAAAAGATAATGAGTTCTTATAGGCTCTGTAGATATCAGACTCACTCATTCCTTTTGCTAAATAGGGGTTGTTTTCTATAAACTGCTTTAGGGTTTTTCTCTCAATGTCTGACATAGGCGATATTCCCATATTGTTTATATGTGCTAAAGTGTTCATTCCTTATCCTTTTAAAATTTCTTCAAACACACTAGACAATTCGTTATTCTTTGCTAGATGCACCATCCACCCACTCCAAAGCAACTCAAACTTCTTAGGGTGGTCGTTTTTCATTTTATGTATGCCTTGTGGTGTCATTCCTATGTGTTTAGCTAGGTTGGTTATTGTTGGTTTTAGCATTTTATTACACCATTTTTTAAAATACTTTTAATCATCCACTCGTATCCACAAAACTTATTAGTTGCTTTTTCTCTTAGGAACGCTTCTCTTACTTCAACATTAGCACCCCAACCATCGCCAAAATTGTAATAGAATGATTTTCCTATAATTCTATTATCATCTTTTTTAAGTAATTTGTGAGCGATTGTGTATTTACTATCTCTTCCGTTCCATTGTCCGTTCCAACTTCCTACATTTGGCATTGTTAATTCAAACATAACTCTTTTCATCTTTTATCCTTTTGTTGTAATACCTAATTATACACAATAAAAGTAAACTATAGCTTAAAATGATAAACTATGCTTTAGGAAACACTATGTCCCACTCATACCAACACGGGTTATCGGATTAATTACAGGATACAATCTATTACAGATATAGCGTGTTAAATCTCCAAAGTCATCTGGTGCAGGGTGTTGATTGCTTTTCTCTGGCTTATTTTTGTCATCATAACCTAAACTTTCAAGTGCTTCTGTTAGCATAGGACATCTATCTGTATTCACTAATAATCTGCTTTTACTTGCTAAGTTATTAACCGCATTAATTGAAGCTCTAACGCTTGGATTCCCTTGTGGTGCGTTGATAGTGTGTCTCGCTTGTCTAATCAGTCCTAACGATGATAAATCGGCATTAGCACTCTCATTTCCACCACTTGCATCTGGAAAACATACTTTTTTAGCATTAGGAAAAGCAACATTAACTTTCATAATCGCATCTTGTGTATTTTGTGCTACAAATTCATCTGTCGCTATTAGTTTATCTCCTACACGCTTAAACACCACGAAACAAGTACCGCCTACATTAAAATCTATCGCATAGTTAATCAATAGTGCGTTTTTGTCAGTTACTTCATCGCTATGATGGTCTACTCTGTTAAACGCCCAAAACTGTTTATTTTGAGTGAGTGATACAAATTCGCCCTTAAGATATAGTTCGGCTAGTATCGGATCGTAGTTAGCTAATATCTGAGGGATGTAACTTGCTGGTAAAAATGGGTTATCGTATGTACTCGCTTTTACAAGCATATATCCATCTACTTTGTTCTTAACCCACTTATCATACACAAATCCTGCTAAACCTTGGTCTGGAGTCGTCACACACCCTAAGCTATTAACTGTTCCGCTCTCTTCCATAAAAGTAGTTGTTTGTCTTACACGCTCTGTTATCTTTCGCCATATTAGTTTGGCTTTCTCTTTACCTACTGTGTCTATCTCATCTACTACACCGTGAGCTACCTCAAAGGCTATTATCCTTTCTGGTCTATCATAGCTTCTAAAGATTATATTTCCATACCCTTTAACATCAATTTCACTTGCTGATTTGTTTGTAGTGTAGGATAGCCCAGCATTTGTAAGCTCTGATTCCATCCCCGGTATTGCTCTTAGTCTTAATAGGTCATAAGTAGGCATACCATAGAATAAGTTAGCTTCATTATCTTCTAGTAGTAGTCTTAATAAGCGTGATGTACCGCCCTCAGTTTTTCCACTACCTAGACCACCAACTATTGCAGGGTGTGGTTCATCAGTAAATACAAAGTCATCTTGATGTGGTAGTAAATACCTATCAATGACATTTTCTATCACTTCATATCTTCTTTACTATTTATTCTTACAAATCGTACTGTGTTGTTTAACTGCTGATTGCTATTCTCTATTACTGTCTTAGGTGCGTGTCTATCTGCTACCTTTAGAGTTATTGCTAGTTTGTCGTTGGCTTCAACGAGGTGTCTTAAATCTTGTGGCTCTTCTATCTCATCAACCATCTTGCTTAATTTAGCTGATAGTTTTGTAGCGTTATCATTTATTAACTTCTTATGTCTTATGCTCTCTTCCGCCACTTCGTCCAATATTAGAACAGTGTGTTCCTTTATTGTTCCCTTTTTTGTCGCAATTAGCTCTTTTGCTTCGATGTAGTCTACATTTCGTGAGTGTTCCCATAGTTCCCTTTTAGCTCTTTGGGATATAGTGTTTCTTGCTATGCCTGTTTTATCTTTTATCTTAGATAGTGTATATCCAGCTTCATAGTAGTCTTTGGCTTTTAGCCACTGTTCCTCACTGTATGCCATTAGAATAAACTCCTTTGACTCTGAGGTGCAAACAGTCCGACTTCGCCTTTTGCGTTTTTAATCCTATCTTCTATTATGTCGCAGTATTTTTTTTCAAGTTCTGAGCCTATCCATTTAAGCCCTAAAATCTCACATTGTTCCAACTCAACACCACTGCCACCAAAAGGGATATAAACTACACTATCTTTATTTGTAGATGTCTCTATGAGTGCCTTTGATAGCTTGGGTGGCTTTTGTGTTGGATGATTGTAAGTACCTGTTATGTGAACTTCTTGAGCAAACATCATCACATCATCTAATTTATTGATATTATTAAAAGGTCTTATTTTATGTGTATACTCTTCTCGTATATCTTCATATTGCTCTCTTAGCACTTCATAATTTGTTACTATTATCGGCAATTTGTCACAAAGAGTACTCCATTGCTCTTTCGTTGGAATATTTTCCCCTTTTTCCCAATTAGAAACACATCCAGTCAAACCACCAGTTTTTGATGGGAATAATTTAGATATTTCCTTTACTGATTGTTTATTTTCAATTCTTGCTTTTTTTAAATAAATTGAAAAAGGATTTCTAACTGCAACATATTCTTTTTCAATTGCTTGTAAATCAGCTCCATTACTATAAAATAAAATATGCTCCGTTACGGGTGGATAACTATTAAATCCATCGAAGCCTATTCTAGTTTGACAATCTGTTTTATACCATTTTAAAACATTTTCAAGATTAAAACACTTATCAAAGATTATCTGTTTATATGCTATCTTTTTTGCGTGCCCATAAACATATAAACTCCCATTATCTGCTAAAATCCTCTTAAACTCTTTAGCACAAACTTCAATCCATTCTAAAAACTCATCAAAATCTTTCCAAATAAAATCAAATTCGCCTTTTACTTCAAAGTATGGAAAATCTGCAATTATTAGATTTATAGATTTGTCTTCTATTCTCTTCATTGTTTCTAAGCAGTCTTCGTTAAAGATTTGGTTTATCATTACAAAGCTCCTAGAATATTTCCGTGATTTTCATGAAATCCGTATTTAATACTAGCTTTTTTTCTTGCTTTAATAGCACATTCTTTATTTGTAAAATTTCCTAGACCTATTCTTTTTCTATTAATCATTATTGATGCTCTCCATCTATTTCTGTCTTTAATAAAATGGACGCCGATTGTGCCAGACTTATTCCTTTTGCTTAATGGCATATTTCTGTTATTTTCTGCTGTTGTTACCTCTCTTAAATTACACCAACGATTATCTGTTTTTATATGATTTATATGGTCTATGTATTTTGATGGATAGCTTCCATTCATATATAACCAAGCTAATCTGTGTGCTAAAATTTGCTTTTTATTAATTGTTATTATTACATAGCCTATTGAATGAGTATATCCTGCTTTATCGCCAACTTTTACGCTTGATATTGATATGTTCCATTTGAACATTCCTGTTTCTTGATTGTATGTTAGTATTTCTTTTAAATATTTTTGAGTAAGTTTCATTATTATCCTCCAACGACAATAGCAAGGAGTTGGAGTCCTTGCGTGAGACATTATACCATAATAGCCCTAAAAGTAGGGCTATCTCTCAGTCAGTTCTTGAAAAAGCGGAAACAAACTCTCCACCGTATGCTCGATTACAGCAACCTTAACACTCGTTTCATACGTTGTGTAGCTTAGCCACATTATAAACGCTGTAATAAGTGCTGAGAGTATTCCTATGACGGTTTTATTCACTGACTCTTTCCGTTGTGTTCGTGTCTTTGTTTTCACTTCCAACATCTCCGTAGAATACCTCTGCGAATAATGTCATCAATAAGCCTAAAACTATAACTGCACCTATTGTCGCTTCACCTTTTCTCATCATTTATCCTTTATACTGTTGTCTCCATCTCTTCCAAAGCCTCATCCTCAGTCTTATGAATCGTGCAACCCCAAATCTCTGAAACGTCTTTAATGCCATCTCTAAACAATGCTTTGATGTTCTGATCCTCTAGCGTCGTACAGTCACCAACAAATGCACAAGTGTTGCAGAATTTCTCTTGTGCTTGTCTCATCTCTTCTGCGTCTTTCTTTGTGAATGGCTGTAGTATCTCTATATTCTCTTCCATGTTTATCCTTTTTTGTGTTTGCTGTATTGTATCTTAATCTTGCTTAGTACTCGGTGTTGCTCTCATATTCCAACTGTCCACAGAGATATCTTCTAGCCAATCCATGCCTCTATGAATTGCTCCGTGTCTCTTTGAAGCATTGCAATTTTTACATCTTATCTCTATTACTATCTTGGTGTGTTTATTTCCAATATGTTTAATTATTGGCTCACTGCCACAAAAAGGACAGTTTTTTAATTCTAATTCCATATCTCTATACATTGATTTAAATTTCATCTTTTTATCCTTTACTAAATGTTTTTGATGTACGTCTTATAAACTCTAACCACTTTTCTCTGTCTTCGCTTAACAATTATCCTCCTTTAAAAGTTCTGGATTTTCCCAAATATTTCCGATCACTTCAATTAAATCACTTGAAAACTCTTCAAGTTTTTCTTCTTGCCAATTAGTTTTATCTGAGCCGATATATTCAACTCCATATTTAAAGTTGTTTTCCCACCATACTATTTTATATAAGCTTGGTTCGCAATCAACAAGTGATACTATATCCCCCTCATTGCTCTCTACACCGTTTTTGTCTTTTAAGCCTGTGCGCTGCATTTGTATGATTTCATTATCACCATCTATACATTTTTGGCAATATGCGAAATATTCTGCAAGATTTTTAAAGTCTTTTGAATACACCATAACCTCATTGAATTTATCCCACGCTCTAAACTCTCTCATCTCATCTCCTTATATCTTCTAAATAACTCTCTTGAGAACTCTCTACGAATCTTTTTTGTATAAACTTGCTTCCATTCTCTAGGTGTGCTGTGTGGACTTAATTTGTTACCATGATGATGTTCGTGGCATAAGGGCAGAATTTCCTCATCAATACGCTCGTCTGTGCTGTTTTCTTTATCGTGGTGAGCTTCTATCCCTAAAAATGTGCCACACACAAAACACGGTGGTTGCTCCACCTCATGAAACCATTTTAGATATTTTGGTAGCTTTTTGGCTTTTGGTCTTAGTTTATTGTGTTTGACTTTTTTATTCAACATCTCGTGCTTCCCAATTCTTACACACATCATCTTTAGTAACAAAATCTGCAACTAGTCTACTATTATCATTTACGCATACTTCGTCTTTAATCCATCTGCAATTAGTGCAATTTCTTGACTCAAAATCATCATAGATTTCTTTTACAAGTTTTTGCATTTCTTTTAATTTAGCACTTCCAAACTCTTCACCTGTGCTTGTCTCCCACCATCCCTCTTCAACATTTACTTCACAACAATCAATCCCATGTAATATTGTATCTGTTTTGCTCTCTGCTTCTTCACGTTTCATAACTCACCCCTCACCAAGCACAGCAAATACACCAACACACGCTAATGCTATTACTGCTAGAATTGCTAGTATCTCAGCTGCTATTATTTTGTTTATTGCTTTTTCAAAGTTTTTCATGTAATAACTCCTTATTCATTTGTAGTGAGCCTATTACTTTGAAGTTTTTAATATCTGCACGACCGAAAGAAATCCACTCATCCCACATATCAGGTCTTGAAATTCTGATTCTATAACTTAAATACTCTTTGCTGTAGCTAAAAATTCCTCTCACTTTTTCACCGACAAGCTCAACTGAATCATCAATCTCAAACTCAACAATACTACAATCAGCATAGATTTTATTCTTTTCTGGTGTGTCGTCTGTTTTGCCGATGTAATTGAAATATTTATATGTATTTTTATCAAGAATTATATTTCTATCATCTTTCCCTTCAAAGAAGCATAATCTACCCTCTCGGTCTAAATAATAAAAATCACCATTTATCTCTTCTGTGTCTTTGACAAATGTTTTCTTTTCTTTATCCCATACTATAAATTGATTAAACTTATTCATCTTCTACTCCTATCTCTTTTCCGTTTTTGTCATATCTCTGAATAGTAATTCTTGCATCTTCGCTATATGGATATCCTCCACAGCTATCACATGCCCAATTTTTATTTGTAGATTTGCCACATCTACATGTTCTGTTCTCTATCTCAAAACTTCCATCATCTTCATCTACTCCTATCTCCGCAAACTTATCCTTTAGCCAAGCCCTTGCGTTTTTAAATTTATATTCGTATTCTTTTATGGTTTGCTTGAGTTGTTTATTCTCTGCTTTTAACTTGATATTTTCAGTTTCTAATTCGTCACGTCTTTTGTATCTGACTTTTTTCATAGTAAGTCTCGTTCTTTTGCTACCCATTCAGTAGCTTTCATGATTGCTTCTAATTCTGTTTTCTCAATAAAACTATTTGCTTTAACTTCGTATCCATACATATATAAATTTATTGCTATCATTGGATGTTGAAATCTTGAATTTATTTCATAGTCTTGCTTTAAACACCACTCTTTACATAATCTACCTAGAGTGTCTAGGTTCAATCCATCTGAATAATCGTTATACCATAGAATATCTTCAAACTTTTCATCTTTATTGATAGCATTTATCTCTTTTACTTCTTTACTTAAAACCAAACTAAGTAATTCTTTACTAATCATAACATCTCCAATATACTTTGCTTAATCTCTTCATCCAAATCTATCTCAGAAAAACTCTCAGCCTCTTTCCTAATATAAAACAGTGCTTCTTCTATGTTGTTGAAGAATGGCTGTGTTAACTCTCTGAATTCGGCTAATTGAAATGCCATTTCGTCTTGCTTGTCGAGGTGTTGGTTTAAGTCGTGTTCGTATTGTTCGCTCATCTTTTACTCCTTTTCTTCATCTTCAAGAAATAACCAATCTGAATATATACCAGTACCAATAAAGAATATTTCTTCATATTGGTTACATTCTTTTAAGCACTCTTCGCATAAATGTTGACCATATATTCCAAATACTTCTCTTGCTACAACTTCTGCTTTGTTTGAAAATATATATATTTCTCCATCATACCTATGGTCTGTATTTTGACAATCTTCCATGTCGCAATATATTAATGTACTCATCTTTTATCCTTTGCTATTTTTTCACTCACTGCCTTAACTACAAAAGAGTTTAATGAACGGTTATCATCTTTAGCTGCTTTTTCTAGCTTCTCTTTTATTTCATCTGTAAATCTTATTGATATTGATTTCATCTTTGTCCTTTTAGTTATCGAAAGCTATCAAAACTCTAATTTCATCAGGAGCGTATTGTTTCCAATAAACATCACAAAGAACACTAAATGATTCTATGAAGTTCTTTA